ATTGAATCGTTCACAATAATAGCATCTAATCATGCCCTTGACTACGAGCAAATCATGTCCACAAACATCGCAGACTATATCTTTTATTTATCTGACCTCAAGGGATGACCTGATGGAAGAAGATCTCTGTCGAATTTGCCACTTCTATATCTTCCAGTTCTTACTGCATAAAGGAAAGCATTTACTCTTGCTATTGCCCACTGGTCTGGACCCATCACATTTCTTCTAACTGATTCTGGATTTGTCCTGTATGCTCCCACCCCTCTTCTAAATACTGCTGATAACATTCTTAGAGTAACTCTCTTTCCTTTTTTATCCCCATGTTTGTCATTATGATCTTTAACTTTCCCCTCAAGTGTCTTTCTTGTTCTTGCTGAGATCTTTTTCTCATCCATTTCAACAGTTGTGCCACAATCATCACAACAAAGGTTTTCCATCTCAAAATCAAATTGTTTATCTCTTTCTTTATCTAATTCTTTGACTTTTCTTCTTGACCAAGAAAATCCTGCATCTCCACCCCACAATGCCCATGCGATCCTTCCTGCACTTGGATATCCATCTTCTCCTGCTCTAAATCCCTCTGCTCTTTTATCAACTTCATGTCGTGCAAAAAATGAGAACATTCTTCTTACAACTGATGGTGAAAGGCTTTGTTTATTTACTAATTGTCTTGCTCTTGCAACTCCTACAGAAGTACCTCCTCTATTGAACTCTTTTCTCCATTCTAATCCTTTTCTTGCTTCTTCTGCCATTGCATCTGTTGGAGTTGTGTTTATATCTGATTCTGCTTTTTCTATCTCTTCAAAATCTTTTTTTGTAGTAGATAAATAAATCGCATGACTTGAACATGGCATATAATAATTTCTATCTGGCCCTTTGACTGTATGATGACCATCACATCCAAGTTGTTTTGCTCTTTCTCTTGCCTCAGCCACAGATTCAAACACATCCCTGCCTTCTCCAAATCTGGGATCTTGTTTAGGAGTTTCCAGAACATCCCCTGTAAGACGCTCATAATCGCTGTGAGAGGCACATGGCATATAGATTAATCCATCCTCAGTCCTGTGAGAATGAAAACCATCACAACCTATCTCATCTGCTCTTTCTCTAGCTTCTTCTTCTGTTGTAAATACATCTTTACTTATTTCTCTTTTTTCTTCTGAATAATCAAAATCTTTATCATCATCTTCTGCGGTTTCCCCCTCCGCAGGAGCTACAGTTGGTGCACCAAGAGGAAATAGATTTGCTGATATGTAAACATCATCTCCTCCATTGATTGGTTCATATCCAAGTCTTTCTCTTGCTTCATTTCTACTAATGATTCCCTCTCTGACTGCTGTAACAACATTTTCATAAGTTTTCTTTCTTCTTTCTGCCATTGCAGGAATGGAATCAATATCATAACGAATGGATATATCATCTCCAAATCTAGGAGCTAACCACTCATTCATATCACTCTCTACTCTTCTTATGAGTGGTATGATTGTATCCTCATATAATGCAAGTCTTGCTTCAGAAACATTGTTGTAAGTCTGGGAATCTGGCACACCAACCAATTGAGATGGCACACCAAAACACAAAGCAATATCTCTTGCACTCATGTTTTTAAGCTCTAAGAAATCCATATCCTTTGGGCTTAGACCCATTTCTTTCCAATCAAAATCTCCCTCCAACAACATTGGTCTACCTGCATTCTGAGATCCAGAAAAACGCATATTGAGATCAGACATGAGTTGTTGCCTCTGACTATCTGATAATTGTAATGACATTCCAGACTCATCTTTGGGCTTAAATATGACAGCCCCACTTGGTCTTGCTCCATTCATCAACAAACTAAGATTGTGTTTAGCCGCCATATTGTGTTGGTCTATATCAAAAGAAGCGGCTTGTATTGGAGATAACCCATAATAGTCATCAAGAGGATTCCACATTTTGAAATGCTTGACATCTGACATCCCTGTTTCTGAATCGACATCATATCTATTCACAACTCTTCCATCTATGACATATTCAAACGCAGATGGTATTTGAGTCTTGCCTGGAATGATTTTCATTCTGTCTGGTCTTAGAAGATGAAGTTCTCTTGGTTGTGAATTGACAAGAGAATAAACTGCATAGGAATTTCCAGAAAGAAGAAGAAAAGAATATAATGCTTGAAAATACTCATTTCCTGCAAATTGTGGATTGGGTCTTTTCAAAAGACTGATCAAAGGATGAGAATCTAATTTCATATCTCCCTGATAAACACATAGTTCTACAGCAGATGCTCCATGTGCTATTTCATTGACACATCTAAAAACAATAGCATTCTCTTGATATCCCTCTTTGGCAATCTTTCTATAATCATAATTCTTTTCTAATACCTGATTTCCTGATTGATACATCACAAGGGGTGCTTCTTTTTTTTCTAATCGTCTAAAACGATTTGTTATGAAATCAAACATACCCATTAATACGTTCCCATCCTTGTGCCAAATGGATTATTTGAAAAACTTAATTTTCTGTATGGCTGTAATAATCCATCTACCATAAGAGGAGTTCTCAATGTACCTTCGAAATCTCCCCTGTGTTCATAATTAAAAGCTATTATTTGTTGTAAAGCAACTCTTATAGCTTCAGGAACATCAGTTCTGTTCGCTCCATATCCTGCTACATAAACTATCTTTAGCCCATTGGCTACCCTCAATCCTGTTGGCCATGCTTCCCCATCCCTTAAATATATCCTTGCAGGCTCCCTTACACTATCGACATAATACTTAGTTGATGCAAATGTAGTTTCTGTATCTGAATCATTAAAACTGGATATTGAACTTACAGATTGTACTGGTGTACTTGGTAATTCTATGTATCTTTTTCTAAGAGAAAGATCTGGCCCTACTTTCATTCCCTCCCATAAGGCAATATCTACTTCATCAATCCCATCTATAAAAAGAGTCTTTGTCCTGTTGATAAGAGCTCTTCCTGTGTAGTTCTCAACAAAATTTACACTCATCTTGAGAAGAGAAACAAGAATTTGCTCATCAATACCCTCATCTAATCTGAGATAATCTCTGATCTCTGTATAAGTAAGTGGGTCTGTTGTTGCAGACGTTGTGGTACTTTCTCCTGACATTCGACCCTCCTAAGAATCCAAATCGTCTAGTATATTTATACTGATATATTCCGCATTGGGAAAGGTCTCTATAGCACCTCCTGAAAATGTGACTTGGAATTCTCCTTGAAATAATCCTGCTGTATTTGTGTCACTTGCTGAGAAAGTATAAGAAACTGCTCCTCCTGAAGCATTTGTTATTGTTGCACTTGCATTTGTTTTTAATGTTGAACTGTTTACTGCTCTCATCTTAAATAAAACAGAAGCACCTGTGATATTGATTGCTGTTCCTGAACTATCTGCAATCACAACTGATAATGTAGGACTTGTATCATTCTGTTTTATGTTAAATGAGTAACTGCTCATGCTGACCTTTTTATTGTAATAACTGATCTGTCATTCTTTATTGTTATCACACTTCTGTCATTTTTAATAGTAATTGCCATTATCCTACCAAAATAAATCCAACAAATCCTGTAAATGTAACTGTAAAGTATGTGCCTACAGAATACATCACAAATCTTTCTACCTTTGTGACTCTGTTCTCTACATTCTCCATTTTGGTTTTAATAACTGCTAATTCAGTTAATATTTGTGTTACATCACCTTTGGTCATTCTGCATCCTTAATTGTAAGTGTGCCTTCCTTTACTTGTCTTAGTATTTCTGCGTAGTGTCTGTTGGCAGGGTCTAGTGGTACGAAACACAAACGCCCATCTATAGTTGCTTCTACAGCAATATTTTTGCCATCTATAATTTGATTATATTTTGCATCTTTAATTTCCATGTTTCACCTATAGTTCTGCATCACTAGCTATTTCACCACTTACAAACCCTCTACTAGAAGTCAAACCTGAAGTTGTAATATATATATATTCTGTCTTAGGGTATACAGTGGGAGTGACATTTGTGGGCGTACCACCCTGCCAGTATTGAACTTGAGTAATAATACTTCCTGTTCCATCTGCTCTCATTGTAACTGGTAAATCATAACCACGATATTGTGCTGTATTAGAATCAGAATCGCTGTACTCTAGATGAATTACTTTTTGCATATAATACCTCTGACACTTAGCCAATGTCCTCTCATAAGGCTCTGACTCAAATTCTGTTGGGTTCTGCCCTACTTCTAACTGAACTCCTGTGATGAAAAAGGTTCTGTCTGTGCTGTCAAAGAATGATGTTGTTCCACTACCAATTCTATCAGACTGTGACAATGTTCCCCATGTTTGTTGTAATGTGCCACTTGTATTGAAAGACCCTGAATGAAGAAAAATATTTAGATTCAAACCTTGGGCATTGTCATCGTCAAAAGTACCTGTGGTATCAGCAGGAAATGTAAGTTCTACTCGTGTCCAATCTGTAGTGACATTAAATGTTTTACCAATGTGTCTATTACTATTATCAGTATCCATGAGTTCACAAACATAGGTAGCACTTGCATTACCTTTTACATAAAAGGATACAGCAAATGGTTTAGCTTCAGATGTTCCTTTACCAAAACTTTGAAGATTTTGTGATTCTATTTTTTGGGTAAGTTGTAGACTCTCATTTGTGCCAATAGATGTATCAGCAGTAGTACAGTCAAGTTTTAAGCTATTAGCAAAACCTTTTCCTGTTGGTACTGAGCTATCTTGTGACATGGTTAAACGTCCATCATTAGCATTAGAATAAAGATACCACCTATCGCAAACAAAGTACCCACTTGATGCACCCAACCCTGTAGCTGACACATTTCTCTGTGCAACGTTCATTGCCCCATTGATGATGACATTCCTGTTTACTCCACCACCCCCTGCGTTGATGTTGCCTATAAGGTTTGCTAATTCTGCTGCTTTGCTCATTGTCTTATCCTACTAAATGCCCACTAAAGATAC